TGGACAACGCGAGCAATACCACAGCCCATCAGCTTTCCAATCTCACGATAGGTCAGTCCCTCCTGCCGTTTGCGATAAGCTCTCTCGCAATCATAAAGACCAATCCAACGCGATACGTCTTCGTCATTGTCGAGTCCCTCGATCTTGTCAGGATACTTGAGCCAACCTCTAGCGACAGCATCAAGCACAAGCTGAGGAGCTTGCTTGAGCAGAGTTAGCTTGGCTTGTGACTCTAACAGGTCGTCGTTTTCAATCTCTCCTTCTTGGACTTTGCGACACAGATACTTTTGAGTTCCTCCCATATTACTTAACGGCTTTCTCTTCTAATGCTTCGATCTTGTTGTGTAGATCAACAATGTTGTTGTTAGCTCTTGCCAATTGAACTTCCAGCTTACGAGCTAACACAAATACAACCGATAAAACCATCGGGTCATAATGCCTTCGCAGACGCTCGATCTCGGCATCGCAAAGCGGTGTTGAGGAGCGTGTATCGTGGAAGAACTCTTCGACTGGAGTCATGGCGCAAAATGGTAGATTGTAGGTCAGAACGGAACGTCATCTTCAGGTCCAAGCGGATCGTTGGCTGATACCTTCTTCTGTTGCGTTTGCGGTCGCTGGTCTAAGTCACTGTAGTTGCCAAGAATAGCCCCCTTCTTGCCTTCTTGTCTGGCTTGCTTAGATACAGACTGTACTATCATACCGTCGTTGCCGTATTGATCGCGTCCAGCTTTGTTAGCTATCAATGCAATATCCAAATACGTTCCAGACTTACCCTTAAACAAATAGGTCTTGTCGATCTTCGTAACGTCAATCTTGCCGGTTAACATGGTGTTTGTGGTGTTTGATTGCTACCGAGGGTTAGTCTTTCAGGTTGTTTAGGCTGTTGCAACTGTTGTTTAGAGTTTCTTTTAACTATCGAAGTCTGCGTCAGAGAATCGGCAGAACTCTCCGTTGTAGTGGAGTTTCACGATGCCACACTCACCGTCTCGCTGTTTGGCAATGATGATTGAAGCTTCTCCTTTGGCTTCTCTACGGTCTCGGTCCAAGAGCATCACGCAGTCGGCATCACGCTCTAGCTGTCCGCTGTCCGCTAGGTCGCTCAAGCGTGGAGTGCGTCCCTTCTCCTTTTCGTTCTCGCGGTTTAACTGAGCCAAACACAACATTGCTACACCGGTCTGGACTGCAATGTCTTTGAGCTTACCGGAGACCTCTGCGACCTCATAGGTACGCTTTTCGGCTTTGTCTGCTGCTTTGACCTTCTGGATGTAGTCAACAATCACCAGCTTGACTCCATGCTTTCTGACCGCTCGACGGACGTTTGCGGTGATGGATGCAATGCTCTGAGAGCTTGATCCATCTAAGAACCACAACGGAGCCGCTGAAATCTTGCCGGTTGCGGTACTCATCGAACGCATATCCCCTTCGGTAAGGTTTCCGCTCTTCAAGTTCTGCATGGACACGCTTCCAATAGACGCGACAGAACGACGGAAGATCGCTTCCTTTGACATCTCAAGCGAGATGAACAGCGTTGGGACTTTGGCTCTTACCGCTGCGGCTTCAGCTATGGCTATGGCAATGGCTGTCTTACCAATCGAAGGTCGAGCCGCAATAAGAGCCATCTCGCGGCACTGGAGACCGTCAGTCATTTTGTCCAACCAATGGAAGCCGGTGGTCACTCCGCTCAATGCACCTTTGCGAGAGAATCTTTCCTGCATCTGGTCGATAAACGATCCTCCAACTTGCTTTGAGGTCGAGAGTGTCTCGCGGGATAGCTCAATGCTGAGTCCTGCTTCGGCATTAGAGACGATTTGATCCGGCTGGAGGGTGGTGACAGCGGACTCTCGTATCAAGCGGTCTCCAGCGGCTCGTAGCTGGCGACGGTGAGCGGCTTCGATGATTCCCTTAGCATAGCTCGGGAGGTTGGCTGGTGATGGACAGACTTCCATCGCTCGATTCCAGTCTTCAAACGGGATTGGCTGGTTGCCGTTAAGCTTCTTCCACTCCTTCCCAAGCTCTTGGATCGTAGGAGTGCGGTTCTGTGCGACCAGTGAGCGAATCGTCTCGTAGGTATCGCGGAGTGAATCGGTCTCGATCCACTCGCTTTTGACATCAGCGAAAGCATCGGAACAAGTGTCGATTGATCCAGTGAGACAAGCTCCAATGAGTCCAAACTCATCATCTTGAGCGAAGAAAGCGTCGTTCACAGCGAATCCCTCCAGTCAATTTCCTTCTTGGGTCCAGATTGGATTGGAAGGGATTGTTGCTGGTTAGACTTCGGGAAAATCCCTTTCCAACCTGAAGCAATCGAATGCTCAACGACACTTGGAAACTCCGCAGCGGTGAACTCTTTGGACCACTTGGTCAGTGCTGCCGTAAGTCCAATCTTCTTGTAGCCTTCTTTGCGCTCAGATTTGTATTGAAGCCAGAGCTTAACGGCTTGAAGACAGTTCTCTGTCTGAAAGCTGTCTGGAAGCTCAACCCCAAAGCCAACATCCCACGGCGACTTTGGAGCCGCTGTATCTTTCTTTTTAGGAGAAGGAGATGGAGATGGAGAGTTGACTTCCGGTTGCAACCGAATTTCAACCACGGTTGAACCGCTGTTGGATTCCGGTTGGGTATCCGGTTGAACCGCTGTTGACGCAAGCTTTCTCGATTCTGCGGATTTACGGCCTTTTTCAGACTGTTGTTGCAAGAATCGGTCTCTCTCGCTTCTAACTGCTTCGAGTCTTTGATTCCTAAGCAAACCATCTTCGCACAACCGGAACTTAGCCAGTACGTCAACCGAGACGCAACCGCCGGTCAACCGCTGTTGCTTTTCGGTTTCAACCGGAATTGAACCACGGTTCCATTGATGGCAGAGAAGTCGGATGAATTGACCAACCTCTTCTTGGGACATTTCCAGCGTGCCAGCTAGAAAATCATCAGCGTAGAACTGAAACGCTGGAGCTTTACGGGTTTTCTTGTCTTCGTTCATGTAACAAACAGAAACCCCATCCAGTCTGTGGTAGGAACTCCCGCACAAGCAACGGGACGTACACAGAAAGGATGGGGATAAATTGGTTGAACATGGCTTGTGTTATGGTTTACCAACGCTCGCTTCCTACGGCTTGCGCTGACTGGTTACCTTTAGCTCGGCATTGGACTTTCGTCCAGCTTGAACTTATCGAAAAATTCGGCTCGGGTTCGGACGTAAAACTGACCGTCTTTGGAGTAGATCACACAGAGCCGCTTGGTCTCACCAATGCGGAGTTGCGCTTCGGAGATCAACTCAACTACGAGTTCAGGGTTTGTTTTTGAGCGAAATTGCATCTGTTGGGTAGTAGTGGAGCGTTGGATAATTACCGCGAGTCTTGGTATCAATGCGGAACTTCTTGGACTGCACCAAACCAAGCTTGATTGCTCTGCCGAGAACTTGACCGGCAGCGTTTGGACTAATGCCCCACTCATCGGACCATTGATTAGCTGTCTTCCAGCCTTCTGGAACCTCTTCGGCTTGCTTCTGGATAGCAGAGCGGAGTTGCTTCAAAAGCTCGGCAGAGTCCATTTCTGTTCGTTTTGTGGCCATTGGTGAAGGTAGAGTTGTGCGCTGTTGTCGGTGTATTCCCCAAAAACTATCCCGTGGGACCAAGCTAGAGTTGATCGTCGTTTGCTCGCGTAATCCATCGCAGGAATGTCTGCAAGCGTTCCAACACAAAAGCCAATCGGATTTGATTGAGTTCGACCAGTTGCTTGACCTGCTCGGTGAGCGTGAGCCACAACGCAATTGCCAAAGGTTTCAGCGGAGTCACGCAAGAAGTTCTCACCATACATAACACCGTGTCCCCATCGAAATCCGCCCAACCGATAGAACGAGCGATCAAGTGCGTCGTTGTATTTGATAAATGTGTGACAGTGTTTCTCAATTGGTTTTAGCATTCGTTCCCATACAGCTTCGGCGAATCCTCTTACAACAGCGTTATGGTGGTTGAGATACTTCTTAGCTCGCTCATCATGGTTTCCCATTGTGAATACAGTTGGCCGTAACTCATTCAGGAACTTTGCTCCCTCTTGGATATCGTCTAAATAGTCATCGGCTTGATCCGAGTCGTTCGGGTCTCGGAGTGAACCAGACCGCAATGCGGCAAGATCGTAAGCGTCCCCTAGATGGATTACTTCGTGCGGTTTGAACTTCTCTCGGAACAACAGCACCGCAGCGAGTGCATCTTGATTGGCTCGGTTCCCATGACTGCAACCAATCGCCATGACTCGACGCTGGCTCTTTGTGATGTTCACAATTGGCAATAATCATAGAATTAGAGCTTAATCAAGACACACTCGCGTTGATAATCGTGAGATATGGTTACTTTACTCGCAATTTACCATTTCGGACGCTCCAAACCCAATACTCGGACACGTTGTACCGTTGAGACAGTTCTCGCAGCGTGTAAGTGTCTGACGCTTTCCGCACAGCATCGACGACTGACTGGTCAATGTGGCGACCGGATGGACGACCAAGCTTTGGTTTTAGCTTGCGCTTAGGTTTCTCGACCGTCTGGTGAATCCCAAGCAGCTTTGAGATGGACTCCTTAGTTAACCCGAGTTTTTGCAGTATGCTCATTTTGGAATAGTTCTGGATGAAATGTGATAACGTGAAAATCAATAACGTGTCGTAGATATGCTCCCCAAGATTTGAAACCGAGTTTTGACGCTTCTTTTTGTAGTGCTGTGAGTGTTTTGTAATCCATCTCGAAAGATGTATTCACTTTGTCTCTGTTACTATCCAGTCGAAGTTGTTCTGCCATGATTCATTTAGTTGGTTATAAGTGTTATTCTTGATCTTCCATGTAGAAGGATCTCGTTTTGATTTAGTGTGGCGACAGATTAGTGATATTGTGAGTTGTGATATCTTAGTGTTACGGAGTTGGTGAGATGGATCTAAGTCTGAGAGCTTCATTTCTGCCCCCTCTCCTCCTCCAGAATCTGAAGCATTTGACTCGCAATATGTCCGTCTGAGCCGTCCCTAAAAAACGCCATACTCGCTCGGTGGATGCGGTCCTCCAGTTGCTTGATCCGATCCTCCCGCTTACGGACTTCGAGAGCGATTGCGCGGAGTTCGCGGGAGTCGTACCAGTTTGGTCCTTCAGCGATATTTAGAATTCGTTGTTCAACGCTCACAGCTTGGCCTCCTTGGCTTTGGTTTCCTTCAACAGGTCTTCGGCGTCGCAAACTCGACACGTTGTTCCGTATCTATGGGCGTCTTCGTCGTGGTCAAAATCGTTCTTAATGGTTCTCGCGAACTCCTCCAACCGCTTGATGCGGTCGTTGGCTGCGTTGAGTTCGCGTTCGAGTTTGCGGACGAAGCTGACACTGACTCGTCCGGTTCCAAACTGCGCTTCATCCGTCCTCGGCGTATCGCTGACCATTTTGTTGGCGTCACCAAGATGGTTCATTTCGCCTCCCTCGCTTTGAGCATTGCGTCGGCTATCTTGTAGGCCATTGCTGCGCTATTGTTGATGTCGTTGTGCCAGCCGACTTCGTTAATCGCCGCCGCTGCGAAGTAGTCGCGCAGGGTCATGCCGCTTTGCGGACTTGTGTGTCCATCGGCTCCGGTTCGAGGAAACGCCGGTCCTCCGTCGTTGATTGGTTGGCTCATTTCGCCTCCTCCACTACCCCACACGGGAGCCACGTTTTACCGCCGTCTGTGCTGTGTTCGTATTCACGCAATAGCCATTCTGGAGACTGATACTTATCGCCAGCTATCAAGATTTCTCCGACGTTGTTTCGTCCGATGAGAAGCCACACAGAATTTGTCGATTTGGTTTTCAAAATACATCCCAGCGGAACCTCATCCGCAGTCCACGGGCGGTAAGTCGGATCAGGAATCACGCAGTAGTCCTTCTGCTCCCAGTTCCATGTCGGGACATACAGGATGCCCAACAGAGGCTCTGTAGACCTCCTAGGACGAGTTCCAATCTTCTTACCGTTTGCATATGCAATCATCACGTTTGCAGCTTCCAACACTTCTTGTTTAGTCATTTGTTCTCCTTTGCTTTGTGGCTGTTATTGCAAGAAAGCGTATCATTAACAGACACGCAGACGGCGGGGTGAATCGACCCAAGAACCGTCAGCGTGATTTCGCCACGCATAAGGAATTGAAATCGTTGCCAAATCGAATCGCATTTCCAGACAGAGACGATTCGCTGTTCACTGCGCGAGATTGGCATCCCATGGACTTTTCCGCCGATGACGTTTTCTTCATGCGGATAAGCGGGTCGTCCTCCAAGCATTCCGTTGGAGTGAGGCTTGGCGATTGGTGTCAGGTCGTAGTACTTCATTTGTTCTCCTTTGCTTTGGCCCACAGTTCAGCGGTTTGTTGAGTAGCGTAAGGCTCCATCATGTCTCCTGCTGCTATCAGCATTTTGATTCTGTCGTTTGCTTGGTTCAGTTCATTCTTCAGTTTACTTACAACATGATGCGTATGCTTCACGTTGACTTCGTTTTCCAACTCAATGATCCGCTTGCGAGCCTCAATCAATTCGTCGGTCATTGCTTGTCCTCCACTTGTCGCATCTGCACAAAGTCCAGCCGGTTCTCTTCGTTTATCGCAATGCCCCAGCCGTTACGACGGCAGGAGAGTTCAATTGCGTTGTAGATTTCATCAGAGGTCTTGTATGGCAGATAAAGGTCAAGAAGCCCCCTGAATGTGATACGGTATTCCTGCTCTTGGTCTTTGGTTTGCTTGCTCATTGTTGCTCCTTTCGCTTGAGGTATTCCGCCACTGCCTCATCTGCCACAAACTGGAGCTTGTAGCCTTTGCGTTGTGCGTACTGCTTGAGTCTTAGGTGCGTGTCGTCTGATACGACGAAGACTTTTGCAGTGGGTCGTTTTGGTTTTGGGTTCATTTGAGATGCTTTTTGACTTTGTTCCAGTAGCTGACAGTCGCTGACTTCCGGTGACCAGTTGGACCACCGTTCCAGATTCGAGCGGCCTCTTCGTTGGTCTTACCGGCTGCGTATCGGCTCAAGTAAATCTCGCAGACCTTACGAGCCGCAATGCGGTTGGTCATTTGCTGATGAGTGTAGCTGGTTCCAGCGATCCGGTTAACGTCCACGACAACCGCTTTGTGGATCTGGAGCGCACCGATTGCTGCTCCACCGTCGCCAACCGCATTGTCTCGACCGTTGGATTCCACGGTGATGAGAGCCGCGATAAGAGGTCCAAGATTCACTTGGAACCTTTCAGCCAAGCTTGAGCTTTGGCTTGGTACAGTTCGTCGGCTGAGAGCAGCCGTCCGCTGTTGTCGCTGATTCCGATAAGCTCCCGAGTGTGGAGCCAGACCTCTCTCGCTCTGAGAGCCTCCAGAATGCTGGAGTGCTGGCTTAAGGAACGGTTCTCTCTGTCTCTGCAATGGTATTTCATGGTATTTGATGGGTGTTAATGGTTTCGACAGCTTATTGCCGTCGATGGAGAGAGTTAAACCCAACGTCGGGTTCTCTGCAACAGAAATCTTTAACTTTTTTCATGACTCTCCAAAACCAGCGAAATCCTTAGGAAAATGCGGTGTTTCTATGGGGAAAAACCTAACCCGTCGCGGAATCTCTCCGCGCACCATGCCGCATTTTCCAAGAATTTAAGCGTCGATTCTCACGCTGCAACCGCTGGCGTTGAGAGCGTAAGATTTGGTCGCTGAGATCTGGCAGATTTGGCTGTCGTCCAGCCAGACCCGTTGAGTGTCGGTGATCGCGTCGGTCACCGCTTTGATGAGGTTGTCCAAGTCTGGCTTTTTGCAGTGCCAGACTGGTGAGTTCGCCTTCACGCTGCCATCCCGCTTGTAATGCGCTTTGGGTCGCGGAAGGAAGAAGTCCATGGAGACCCTAACAGGATGCGCCACAACCGATTCTGGAGCGTTTGCGACGGCCTCTCGACGCACCGCTTGCTTCCAAGACTCCGCTGAGTCCGGCGTATAGACTCCCGCATGACCTCCGCGCACAAACGCTTTCACTCGCGGTTGAGCTTTGGGAACTCCCGACACAAAGAAATCAAGCTTCATGGTGAGTGCGTGATCTCCTGAATGCGTCCGGTGACTCGCGGGTTAGCGTACCACCAACCGGTGCTGCTCTTATCGGCAACCGCATCGCAGTCCCCATCGAACATTATGTGCGTTCCAGCGATTAGCTGGTCAGCGATCTCGATATCCAGCGGGTCAAACGACCGAAACTGCACTCGCTGTGCGTAGGGTTTCCCGTTCGCCAGCTTGCGTCCCTCAAACTCAATCACTGCGAGCAGGAATGACTTTCCCTCAGCGGTCTGGTGGACCTCAGCGTCAGTGAAGAGGCGGCCAAATCCACGCGCCCATAAATGTCTCATCGGGTATAGCCCTCCAGTCGTGCTGGTGAGTAGCTCGGAGACTTCACGATCTTGCCGTCATTGCGACGGACAATGTGTCGGTTCTCGCCAACTCGGTGCGAGCGCGAGTCAGCCGGAATGCAGTCGATCTCATCGTCGCTCCAGCACTTGCTCATATTGGATCGGTGAATCTCGCAGAATGCAGCGTCAACTTGATGCGGTGAGAATCCAGCAGCCAGCGCGGCTCCATAGACGACGTACAAGAGGTCTCCAACTGCGTCCAAATACTCCTTTGCGTTGGTCGCTTCGGATAGTTCTTGAGCCTCTTCGTCTATGAGCCGATATCGGAGATTCTGCGTCACCGGATCGGGCATGATTGGGTTGCTTGGGACGTACTGCTGGAACGTCCGCATAAACTCGCGGACTAGTTCCATTGGATGGGTTTGATTCATTTGGTGCGTGTCAGTGTGGGTTGACCGGCTTTGGATTCAGTGCAGCCGTCGAGCAGAGCGTCCAGCTTGGCGGTGAGTTGCTGCCCCTTAAATCCAGTCGCAGTCTTGATCGCTTCTTTGAGCTTCGTTTTGTTCAACGTAATTGCGGGACTCAACTGCTCGTAAGTTCCGAGTTCTAAGAACCGAGAAGCCACTTTCTCGGAGTCAGTAATGGACTCGCGGACCGATCCGTCTTTGAGCGTCCAACCGTCGATTGCGTCTCCCTCAGCCAGTCTCCGTCGAGCCTCTGAGCGGCAAGCTTCAATGACAGCTTCGGCTTGCGCTGCTCGATCAAGAAACGCTGCGAGCGTCTGGTTCGTCAGTGTCGCTGCAATCGCGTCGGGAGTCGTTCCAACTGGAACGTTGCTAAGCGGAGGAGCAACTGCCAACTCTCGCGCTTCTGAGCAATACGGCTTGCCTTTGCAGTATTTACAAGCGGCTTCAGACGGAGTGCGCGGTTGACCAACCTTCTGGACCTCTTTCATCAGTCCGTTGGATTCGAGAATCGCAGAATGGATATCTGACGACTCGTAAACCGCAACGCTTGGAGGTCCAGCTAGAGGTTGGATGATTGCGACGGTAATGCGGTCCAGCGTGAACCCCCAAGACTCATCGAGCAGCGCGACCAAGCAGCGCAACTGGAGATTTTCTGCTGCACTCTCGACCGCACCGCGACCGCTCTTGTAGTCGATAATGAGACCGTAGAGCATCCCATTGTCGCTTACGGTGTAGATAACGTCTGGCTTACCGCTCCACAGCTTGTTGCCGTCTTTGTCGAGCGACCACAGACGTTTCTCGCGGAAGCAGTTTGTCTCAATGTCACCAAAGGTCTGCTTCACCAACTCTAGTTCCTGCTCGCGGCAACGGTCGATAATCCACGCTTCATCGGTGGTTAAATTACCCACCGGCTCGAGCGCAAGAGCAGCATGGATGCGGTTACCAATCGCAGCGTCAGTCGTTGATTCAACCTCAGCAACTTGACGCTCAAGATCGTAGCTTCCAAGACAAGCAGCGTATCGGCTGGCTGCGGAGGCTGACGGTAACCCACTGCGTTCGTCACTCATTGGATTTCCCTTCATGCAAGACGGCTTCGGTTGGCTGGATCACGACTGACGGAGCAGTTTCAATCTCGGGTTCAACTTTCGGCTCCAGCTTGCTGCGGAAGATTGGACGCGACGGAGTGACGTTGACGGGGACCGAAGGAGCGGCCTCCTCTTCGTCCACGATTCCGCTGAAGCCAAACGCAACGCGAGCGCATTGAATCAGAGCTTTGTGGCGCAGCATCCGTCGAGGGTTGACCTTCCACGGTTCCGTTGCGCGGTAGCACTCCGAGAAATACTCGGTCACTTCCACCGGATGCGAACGCTCTTTGTGGTGGATCGTAGCAGTCACCGAGAACGGCTTGCCGTCTTTGTCTTCAGTCGAGAACTGGATGCCGTTGAACTGCGGATGCGAGTTCATCATCTTGATCCAACCATCGACGCTGACGACCGGCTGGATGCCACCGTTGCGAGCAGGAAAAGCGTAAATCTCGCGGGTAAACGGGTTGAGTCCGTACTGGTTAGCGGTGACGACAAACGACAGCAGTTCTTCGTTGGTCGCTTTCGGCATCAGAGTCGCTTTGAGCGTCTCCAGCAAACGTGCGGGTTCAACGCTGAATTTGCTCGCCATCACTGCGAGCGCGGACTGCTTCTGCTGAGGTATTAGTTCGTTTTTCATTGGTCTTCGGTCTTCCACCAAGCTTGCCGTTCTGGCGAGCCGCAGCGGATTTAGCCGGTGACTTGGCAGCACCAAGCTCCCCTGCGATATCGCGGAGACTTGCGGCAAAGATGCGCTGACAGTGCGGACATTTCATCGGCAAGAGAGGAGATAACCCACCGATGGGAAACTGTCAACTGACTTCTAAATCGACGTAGCGAATCAGCCGGTAGAGCGGACCGTTGGTAACGTCCTCGTAGTTGGCGGCTTGAACCGTCTCTCCAAAGCCGTAGGATCGCATCGGTCGCCAAGTGGTCGCAGGAGTGATGATTGCACCATCGGCCATGATGACCTGATTGGCGCAATCGAAGTTGAAAGCGTTGAAGCCCTTTGACCGGCTGTAGGTCGCAAGCTCCATTTGACTGACGACCCAATAATTCTGAGCAAGCGTAGTGTCGTACAACTCTTTAGCTTGGACTCCATTTGCCAGCAAAGCGTTGTATTGATTTTGATCTATGAAGAAACACGGTCCTTCTGAAAGGTCCAAGCAAGTGGTTGTAAGATCCTTTGGGATTAAGTCTCCCAATCTGCTTACACTTAGAATGCCAGCCGCATCAAAGCTGTAGATAGGACACCAGACCTCACCGTGAGCCAACGGAACAGAGCGGTTCCAGCCGTTGACATGGGATTCCAAAAGGTTCCACAGAAACGCTGACTTGGGAATCTTGTGGTAGAACTGACCGATGCCATCGTAGTTGATAGCGTCAACTGTCGGATCGTATGGAAGCTTGAAGTAAGTGTCTGCGGTCCACCTTATGTCAGCAATATAAGCTTGCTCTGTATTGGTGACAGAAACTTGCGTGAAATACGGAGCCAGACAAGCCATTGCAGCGTTGTTTTCATCTTTGAAGATGTCATCCGCAACACCGGTATCTTGGACTGTCTGGTTAGGTTGACCAAGTATTCTGACAGAAGCATCAACACCGTCTTTGCCTCCCCACTTATTGATCCAGAAGTCAGAGCCAAACACGTTGGTAACGACTGGAGTCAGAGGGTCTGTCGTAAAGACTCGCTCAAGATTGTAGTCGTAAACACTGCTTGAGAACCCCCACGGTCCACCAGACGGAACATAAGCACAATTGACCGCTGGTCGAGAATTTGCGCCACCAACTGCGGTGCTTATCTGTGGGAAAACGTAGCCATACTGACCGCTGTAGTTGCTCGGTTGAGCTATGATGTAAGTCTTGGTGGCTGAAACGTAAGGCGTATTTGAATAACCAATCGCAGGAGAAAAACCAGTTGGTCTTAATTCAGTTCGCAACTCAATTACGTTTGCGCTTCTTTCGTAGTTGGTCGCTTCACTAAAAGCGTTAGCGTCAAAAGCTTCTATCCCAACAGCGGTGCTGGCTCGTACTGTTAAACCAATCGGACTTAATCTAACAATGCCAACCTTCTCTTCTGAGATATCAACTTCGTCGTAGTAGTTGTTGAGAAACCCCTCTTCAACAGCAATACGTCTGCGGAGAGTCCGCATCGTCTCCATCCATGTTGGGACGTTTCCAGCTAACCACTGAGTTGCCGTTGTTGGTGATCCTACGTTTTGTGTGTAGTAGCGCGACGGATAGGCAATTGATATGTAAGTGGTTGTTGGGTTGATTTCCCAATATGGATAATTAGCACCAAAGAACACATTGCAATCAATAGGATAGATCCTAACGATTGCATTTGGTCTCTTGCTGGTCATCACCAGCAAGTCACCGCTGACCTCAACATTGATTCCAATCTGGTCCAATGTTGCAATGAATGAAGTTACGCCAGTGAAGACTTTGAAATAGTCTTCATACGTTAAGCCAGAGACTGCATCGTAGATCTGAACTCTAGCGCGTCCCCAAGTGAAGATTGCGTCGCCTATTGCTGTGTTGGCATCCGTAGGGTCTGAGTATTCTGGAAAGATTGCTCGGATGTCATAAGCGAAAGCAGCGTCAACCCAAGCTCCCATTGCTCGCATCCATTGAAGAAGCAAGAACGGGTTGGCAATGTTGTTCGCTTTAGCTGAACGCTCCATGCAGACAGCAAGAGAGTCCGGTTGACCATACATCGGAGGTCCACCAGCAAAGTATGGAACGTCTCCAGTGAAGTACGGGAAGAAATAGACGCAGGGAGTGCCATCCCTCCACGTTGCTGCCCAAGAGCCGTCAGCGCGTCTCCTGAACGATCTACAGCCCATCGCAGGAACTGTGTGCGTCTCCGCTGAGCCATCTGGCAGTTGCAGCAACACCTTCAGGTCATTGCTTCCGCAGTTGTGGACTCTCCAGCAGTCAAATCGCTTGTAACTGTTGAGAATCTTAAAGGTTAAAAGACCTTCGATCTTGATCTCGGCGACAGCGATTTTGTGGTTGTGGATTCTACCGGGAGGCAGAGACGGAACAGAACCAACTGAAGAAAAGTAAGACCTAACGTAAGACAGAAAACCGGAATCCCAATCGTCCCAACCTAAATGGATGTCATACGGAACATCATCAACGGTCCTTCTGTGTAGCTCAAAAGACTTTTGAATCGCTCCAACATTGCAATATGTAGAGTCAAACGTCTCAACATACTGGTCTAAGTATACCTGCCCACCTTCAACGTCTAAGTGCTTGCTCTCTAGCTTTGAGATCTCAATCTCAATTTCAGTCTGCGTGGGGGTGCTTCCGGTTACATAGAAGCTAGTAGCTGGATCAATACAATAGTCGTATTGAACCCCAAATGGCAGACTTGCAAACCCAACGACAAACGGAGTCTTGCCATCTAATGCTCTAGCGCACTTGTTATCGAATCTCGCATAGAGGTTGTTGAGATTCTGAGCATTCCACATTCGATCTTTGCGATCTTGTGCGAATGGCATATCAATAAAACCAAGAGTCTTCGGAAGTCTGTACCACAGTACGCCCCACCGGCTGCTTGATCTTCAGCGTTGTCCCGTTTGGGGTTTGCTCAATAGCTTGATCCGGTCCAGCTACCAACTGGATCTTGCGGACGACATCAATCAACTGATTGATAGCGCGAGCGTGCTCGGCTTTGATACCACGCTCTGCAACCTTTGCTGGTAGTGTTACAGCCATTAGATTTCGCAGTATTGAGCGAAGATTTTTACGACAGATGAGTTATAAGACCTGACGTAAACATCTGTATCAACGTATGGAATTAGAATGAATTGCTGAGGCGGAACCCTTATCCAGTATTGACCAACGTGGGCAGCAATGTTTCCAACTCCAATTTCATTCACTAAATCCATGTTGTAGATGAACAACTTGAACGGAAGCGAAAGGTCAGCGGTAATGTCTAGCAACTCAGAAGACGGACCGACAACTTGAGTTTGTTGACCCATGTCGGTTCCGGTCATGTTGCAAGTAACATTCCAAGTCTGAGCGTTGATCGACGCTCCGTTTTTGCTCGCATATAAACGAGCGGACATCTGGATCTCGTCGGCCATAGGTCAGTTGGTTAAATCTCGCAGAAGGTCGCTTGAATCGTCACCGCGCTGGTGTTGGCGAGCAGGTAGAGGCTCGCATTGATGTAGGGAATCAACATCGTCTCACCAGCGGGAATCCGCATCGTTCCAGCACCAACAGTAAATCCAGACGTAAACGAAAGCTCGACGTAATTGGTGTTATCCAAATTGGAAATCAACAACTTGTAAGGAACGGTTACATCAACCGGAACGTCTAAGATTTCGGATGCGCTTGCGCTGATAGATTGGGTCTGTGAACCCATATCAACACCAGCCATCGTTGCGCTCTTGTTGTAGGTTACGCTCGGCAAGAACGCTCCGCCTTTGGAAGCGTACAAGCGAGCCGTCATTTGGATTTCGTCAGCCATGTTGGGTTAGGTTAAGGAGTTAGGTGGGACGTTGTAAGGATATGCAAAAAGATCCCAAGCGGCAAAGGTCCAAGTCTCGTTCCGCTCCACTTGGTTGGTCTTAATTGTCAGCGAAGTTGAGTCATTGGTCTTCAACCAAGCCCACACAGTCCCCTCTGGAGTCAAATTAGGGTTTGCCGGTGGTCTTGGCATCACATTTCTCACCGATGCAGGAAAGAAATTGTAGTTGGCAAGTTGCACTCCATCGTACACCGCAGAAATGATCGGAGGAGTAGCAGGAAGACCATTCAGAGCGGAATAAGACGAAATCCGAGTCAAAGAGCAGCGAGAGGTTTGAAAGCTGGTTTGACCTCTTGCCAACCGTTTAACCAACTGATGAGCTATTGGGAATTGGCTTTCAAGCAGCGGCAACTTGTTGTTCTTCGGATCTTCTGCCGCTAACTTTATGGCTGAAAAATACAATTCCGTATCAAGATTCTTCTGAGCCTCTGCCCTAACTTGAGGCAACTCAAACAGAGAAGCGTCAACATACTCGGTGCGGAACTCGTACCGAGTGTTTGGCTCTTCTTCAGTCGGATCTCTTGGAGCCGTTGGATTGTTGGTATCTAAGAGAGTGCCAGAGAAAATGACTGTCGCTTCGGAATACGGTCCGTTCTCGCTTATCTGATACTTGCCACCAGCGGAAACCCAATTAACAGAAGCAGCGCGGAGAGCGTCTTTGCTTCCACGGTAGCGGTAGGTAATCTGCCGTCCGGTTCCATCTCCTCCGCTATACTCGCGAGATACTTCGATGTATCCCGTTTCTATTGGAAGGATTGTGCTGGTCTTAATTGTTCCCATATCAATCCCTCGAAATCACTTGTGCGGTTTTCTCGGTGCTTTTTGCAATCTGCTTCAATTGCAACGTCTGCTCGATAGCTTGCTTGATAGCAGTGTCTTGAGCGGATTGGAAGCCAGTAAATCCGCCAATGCGAGCGAGAGAGTCTTGACCTCCACCCAGAGAGAATTTTGCTCCCTTAACTCTCTCAAATTCTGGAGATCCAATTGGAGGAGGGTTAACCGTTGATTCAGCTTTAGGAATTGGAGCATTACCAGATGCAATTCTAAAAGCTTCCGCTGCTCCCGGTACATTCCCAAAGTAAGTTCTTCCAATCTGAGCGGGAGTAACCTTTGCTCCAAAAGCTTTGTTTAAGTTGCTGTTTTCATCGCTGAGATATTTGATCGCGTCAGCGAGTGCTGTAATACCATCGGCCAAAGGTTTGGAAGCCAACGCTTTAAGGTGGCGCACTTGCTCTTCAAACAAGTTGTTTCCTTTAGCAATAGTATCAAGATTCTCTTTTGATATTAAATCCCTCCCTGCTGTGCTTTGATATTCAGCCAAAGCAGCACCAGCAGTTTTAAGCTTCAATCCATACAAATCCGTTAAGGCGGTTGTCGTGGACGCTGACCTTCCAGAATCTTTGTATGCTTGGGATACTCTGACAGATAGCTCTAAGTTCGAGAGTTGTGAGTTATTCAACTCTTCAGTTGATAACCCAAGAGCTTGCAGTGTCTTGATAGCTTCTTCATCTCCAGAAGTTGCTTTCAATCTTGCTTGCTCGAATTTGTTTAAGACTGAAGTGAGCTTATCAAAACTGACTCCTGTTTCACCTGCCAAAATCTGAAGCCTCTGAACCTCATCTGTCGTGATGTTAAGCTGCTCTGCGAGATCGGTTATCTCGTCAGCGGCAGTCATTAAATGCTTAGTAAATCCAATAACAGCACCAGCAGACAAAGCTTGCCCAAGCTTGCTTGTAATAGCTGACTTAAAGCTTGATCCAAATTTCTCACCGAGACTCTGAAGCCGTTTGAGATCGGTTTCAAACTTAACGGCATCAACACCGATCTTCACCAACATTGAAAGAATACCCATATTAGTTGGTCTGTTGATTTTGCCAAATGGCTTCGCTTTGGTCGTCCCACAACTGGACCTGACCCATCATCTCTGCGTGAGCTAGAATCAGCCTCTCAGCGTCACCAATGGGCATCTTGATAGCGTCATCGGGTCCAATGCCGATGTTGAGACAACCAACCAGAACCCGTTCCGGCCACGGCATTGCGGGACGCTTTGATTTAGTTCCAGCTTCCATCAACACTTCAGGAGCGGTTGATTGATCTTTCAGCCACAACTGGAACTTCTCGGATTCCGCCAGCAGATTGAGCTTGGCGATCCGCTTTCCCCACAACCACAAGACAAGATCCTTCCAGACTGACTTGATGGATCGAATGGATTCCAGTGGAGACTGTGAGCAAACAACCACAGCCTCCACTAGATCACTCGAAGTAATCTCCCCACCTAAGACGTAAGGAGAACCCAACCGCTGCAAGAGTATCGCGTGTCCTACGGTGTAAGGGACAAGACGAACCCCAAGCACCGATGGTGCTGGAGGTCCGGTCTCTGCGAGAATCTTTGCAAGATCGGCCACGATTACGCGGTAGTAAGATCAAAAACCGTAGCGTTACCAGCGAGCGACGGATACTTGGTCACAGTAACAGTAACCATCACTTTTCCGCTGCTGGTGAACTTAACGCTTCCACCACCGGAGTAAACGTAATCGCCATCAATACTGACTCCACCAATGGTAACACCATCACTCGAAGCAATGGTGGCAGAGCCATTAACCGCAGGAAGACCAGCAGCAAGCTTGGCTTGAGCAAATGTGCTTGCAGACGGAATGAACGTCACGTTGAGGCTAATGCGCTCATTAGCGGAGACTTGAGCCACAACTTCACCAGATCCGTTTTTGATCTGCTCAACGTCAGCCTCATGGGTCGCGTCATAGCTTTCAATCGTAGTGATTGCTCCACTTGTCAGAGCGGCTCCAGCAGGAGTCTTTAGCGTTATCGTTCCTTTCGCTCCATAGACTAGAGCGAGTCCTTTTGATGTTGCCATGTTGTTGGGTTGTTAAATTGCGTTTGCTGCTGCGAAAATTGTCATGGAGCGCGTAAAAGTTCTAGCTCTTTCGCTAGTGTCATTGATTCCGAAGTCAGTGGGAACCGCGAACTGAGCGTTGAAACCTCCAGACGGGTCCGTGTCGTCTGCGTTCAACTCCGAGATGTTACCGTCAACGTAGAGGTATTGCAGGAGATTCTCGAAGACTTGGACGACAGCAAGCAAGTGAGGCTCTGAGGTATCATCCGCGCTCAACTGGAGAACCGCAGAGACATCAAGCTCGCAAGTGCGGTCCAACGGATGAACCGGAACCGCAGTCGATGCGCGGACTACGATGCGCGGGAAGTCCGGCATCCGGTCTTCAAGATCGGCATCCGCGAACGCTCCGTGTCCGTAGCTGGTGAGGCAAGCAGGAGTCCCAAGCGGAGACGCTGACCAGTCTTGAGCGGCCAACCAGTCAACCAGAGCGCGTTCAGTGCGTAGAGCGACAGCGTTCATGATACGGTTACTCCATGTTTCTCCAACACTTCTGCGGCCTCTTCCATCTTGGCTCGAATGTGGATCTCAAGCTCCTTCGCTTCGTCGTCGTAGGCTTGCTGCATGGCTTTTGCGTAGATTGAATTAACCTTTCCGATCTGGTTGTCAGCAAGACCGATGTTCATACGAACGTGCGAGTGCGGAGATATGCCAGCCTTCGCATTGTAGGCGTAAGCGGAAGTCCCACGGTGAACAGACACGTTCTCGGTTGGCAGACCGTATTGGTTGGCCAGATTCAGCAAAGCTTGATTGGCTGCAATTGAACGAACACCAGCGGAACCTTTGCGAGCGCGTCGAGTGCCGCCAAACTGCGTAAACGACGGAGAGAGCTTCTTGATGCCTTTAACAACGCAAGACTTGAGATAGCCGACACTGCCAGCAGCGCGACGACGGAGACTTGCTGCGGCCTCCCGCATCTTCTCACCGTAGAGACCTTCCTTACCGGCTTTCTTGTTCTTGGCTTGAGCGATCAAGTGGACCACTCGCAATTCACGCGAGCGACCAAGCAGCTTTCCGGTCTTCTTGTCACGCCTACGCTCTCCAACCGGACGGTTGAAATAGTCGAGAATCTTGTTTCTCGCAGCTTGCGGTGACTTCGGTGGGAGCAAGCAATACAACCGCAGAAGCAAGAAGAACGTGCGAGCGTTGATCGCTTCAGCCAACGACCGTTTGGTTCTCGGGAGGTACTCTCTCCAAGCAGCGGAGAAGCGAGTTGTATCAACTACG